GATTATGTTCTTGCAACCGGTGAAACACATACAGTCCGAGAGTTTCTAGAGACTGCATGGGGTCCAATTATCTGGAAAGGTCAAGGTATTAATGAGTATGGTGAAGATGTTAACGGTCGAGTGATTGTTAAAGTGAATCCTGAATTCTACCGCCCTGCCGAAGTTGAACTTTTGATTGGGAATCCTAAAAAAGCATGGTGTCAACTTGGATGGAAAGCAACCACTACATTTTCTGAATTGGTTACGCGTATGGTTAAACATGATAATTCATAAACTACAGATAATAATGTCTATCGTAGTTGGAAGACATACATATGGTTATGAAGGAGTTCAAATAAAAACATGGGAACGTCATAATTGTGTTATTCATGTTGGAGCATTCTGTAGTTTTGGTACAAATATTAGATTCTTTATAGACGGTAATCATCGATTAGACTTTTTTTCATCATATCCTTTTAATCGAATTGGTGCAAATTATCCAATAACTGCATGGGGTAAATCAGATCCAGTTATTGGGAATGATGTTTGGATATCAAGTGATTCTACAATATTCTCAGGTGTAACTATTGGAGATGGAGCAGTTATTGCAGGACAGTCTGTAGTAACAAAATCAGTACCACCTTATGCTATTGTGGGTGGTAATCCAGCAAAAATAATTCGTTTTCGATTTGATGAAAAGATAATTCAAGACTTTTTACGTCTTAAGTGGTGGGATCTTCCAGATTCAGTTATATTTTCTGAATTAATCCCATTACATAACAATATTCCTGCTATAATTTCTAAACTTGAGAAGATTAGATCCTCTTCAATACAGTAAGACCGTTATTATTAGTTAGACGTAATTCGATCTTCCATTCTGAGTGTTGGTTTAAAAACTCTTCAACTGCTGGCCATAGACCCTTGCGAATTTCATGTACTGGTATTCCAGACTCACGACTTTGCTTTACGGAATCCCATCCAACACGAACTGTCTCACCAATCCACTCATCCACTGTAGTATCATGAAGAATGATAAACTTATTCACAGATGTATTCCATCGAGCAAGTTCCCTTTTGAGATGTCCATAAATATGCCATGTATCAATAAATAACAAATCAGTTTTAACCAAAGGACAGTCAAGATCACTTTGTTCTACAAATGAAGCGTTAATGCCATTAGCACGACATAAATTTAAGAAGGGTTCAATCTGACTAGACTTCTTTGGATCCACCATCAAATACTGATTATTAGGTGTATCAACAAGACCGTATGCGAATGCATAAGAACTTACAACATCACGAACACCACATTCCACCACTGACGAACACTGCTTTGTATACGAGAGCAGTACTGGGAGGTGCTCATTGATATCAGATGGAGTTTTAGCATTTGAAGTGTACTTTTCAAACAAAGACATTTGAGTATAATCTTCAATATTTTTTACATATTTTAAACACAATGCCTGTTTACCCAATTTCATTCTCGATACCTGCTTCAAAGATCAGGACAACTGTTCCAGAAAAAACACAAACTATGGCATCTCTTATTCCAGGAGACTTATTAACCTATACGTTTACAGATGAGAAATCATACTATGAAGACTATGCAAAAAGTGTGTTTGGAAAAACATGGAGAAAAGGAGGGTGGGATTGTATGAGACATTATGAAATTCTTACAAATGGTTGTATACCTTGGTTTGAAGGACTCAATGATTGTCCTGAAAATACAATGACTCATTTCCCTAAGAAACTTGTGAAAGAAGCAATGGAATCATCTAACCCAGAGTCATTCATACCACAACTTCTTGAATATACGAGGACACATCTAACAACAAAAGCAATGGCACAGTATGTTTTCAATACAGTTGGTTGTCCATCTCCAAGACGTGTTCTGTTTATTTCATCAGATCCGTCTCCAGATTATCTACGATGTTTAACATTGTCAGGTATGAAAGAATTACTTGGGAAAAACTGTAGTGAATCTCCTCATATTCCACACATCTATGATGATTATGGTTCAACTGATAAGTTATATGGTAAAGGATTCAGTTACACGCGATCTGTTTCTACAGAGTTAAAAACAAATTCTATTCATATTGACGAACTAAGAAACCATACATTTAATCTCATAGTTTATGGAAGTATACATAGAGGAATGCCCTATTATGATGAGGTAATGAAAGTCTACAAACCAAGTGAAGTTATCTTATTATGTGGAGAGGACATACATGTTGACAAAAAATGTTGTGGGTTTGAATTTGCAGAGAAAGGCCATCCAGTATTTATACGTGAATTATGTTGATTATACAGAACTAACTTTCCTAATAGAGCATTGATATCCTTTAAAGATTTCTACATAATGTCCCTTATATGTATTCAAAAATGAATCAATTCCGAGTTTTGGTGCGTCTTCTGGTTTTGGATATCTAGGATCTTGCCATAAGTAATCGTCAAATATTAAGATACCTCCAAATTTTAGAAGACGGAATGCGAGAACGGCATCTTCGAGAACGGATGCAGCGCGATGATCTCCATCAATGTAAATGAAGTCGAATTTTTGATTAAGTGTTTTCATTACATCGTGACTGTATCCTTTAATAATTTGAATATTCGGGTATGGACTAAGATTGGATACACAACGTTCATATAACTCATGTTTATGAGCATCTGAATGTTCCATTGAACCTTCAAAAGTATCGACACAGGTTAGATGTGAGTTTGGATGTGTCAGAATATTCTCAAGAAGCCAAATTGCTGATCTTCCTTCAAATGAACCTATTTCTAGACCAACAACCTCCTGACCTTTGAATTCTTTCAAAATTTCACTCCAAAGTTCTCCAGCTCCACCCCATCCAACTGTAAATGTAGGCATTGTTATTGAAAGTGATTATTTAAAACAAATCTAAACCAAGTCTGGTCTAAATTTGTTTTCTTTTGTTTTTTGTTTTCTTTTGTTTTGTTGTTTAGTTGCTGTATGCCAAACCGCCCATGCCTGACATCACTCGCAACACGTTGTAGTTAACTGCATACACTCGGACCTGAGCAGTTCGTCCAGATCGCACTGTGTTGACTGACACCGTGAGTTGGAGAGTTGCCTTGTCGATACGGGAGAAGTTGCAGGTGCCTGATGGCTGGTGCTCCTCGGGCTTGAGCGCGAAGGAATACACGTTGATACCCTGAGCAGGTGTTCGGGTGTGGTGCTGGAATGGTTGCACACGGGAGAAGTATCGTCCCTCACGCTCAGTGAATCGGTCTTGGCCGTTGAGTTGGAGCTTGGCAACTTCAACTGGGTTCTTACCTTCGCACTTGACTCCGGAGTCGAGGATAACCTTGGCGAGGAGGTAGTTGGTCGTGTCCTCGAAGACAATTGCTTGGTCGTTACCGCCATCACCAATATTTGAGTCCAACCATGATGCTCCGTTGAGCGATGGACCAACTCCGGGGATTCCCAAACCTGGAAGGTAAGGACCTGAAGGACCATCGTTAAGTGTTGTAGGAACACTTGTTCTGGGACCACCTGAAGCCAATGAACCACGAGCAAGCACATCCATCACGATGCCCTCCGTGCTGAAGTCATCAGTGTAGTTGAATGGTTGGCATCCATTTACCTCCTGGATGAAGACCTGATTAGGTGTGCAGTCAACGAAGGAATCTCGTTGAACAACCCAGACGAGCTCCTTAACCGGGTGGTTGAAGTTGAGCTGGATCTTGTTGGAGGAGGATGTGATGGACTCAGCACCAGTGAACTGGAGTTGCTCAATCAAGTACTCGTGTGTCTGCTGGGCAAATCGGCGTCTCTCCTCAGTGTCGAGGTAGATGTAGTCGATGTAGAGCGAGGCAGCAGTCAAGGACTGGATGCTGGTAGGTGCAGTCTGACCCACAGTCAACTCGTAGTAAACGCAGTTGATCCACTGCTCGAACTCAACATTGATACGGACCTCGTGGTACTGGAGCGCAATGAGAGGGATAGCAAGACCCGGGTTGCGGCAGAACCAGAACTGGAGAGGAATGTAGAGAGTTCGCGCTGGGGTGCCTGCACGGGGGGCGCACGAGTTGGTGAGCTCAGAACCAGCGCAAGAGGCATCCAAGGCATAACCCCTCCTGTCCTTCATGAGGACGAGATCGTGGGTGTTACCGATCATGTCGTTGAGCGCCTCAGTTGTGCCGACATCCTGAGACAATTGGGTCCAGATCTGCATCCAGTCACCATATTGTCTGTCAATGCGCTGACCGCCAATCTCGAGCTCAACCGTCTTGATGAGACGGTGACCGATGTAGTTGAGCCATCGGAATCGCTGGATCTGAGTGACTGAGGAAAAGTCAACTGCAGGGAGAACGACTTGGACGTATGTTCGGTACATCAAGTCCGCGTTACGGTTGATGACTGCAGTCACACGCTTGTTGAAGTCGGCCTGGCCGTTGAAGGTGACCTCAATGGACTCCATGGCGAAGTTTGTATGGCGCTTGTAAAGCACCTTCCAGAATGTAATCTGGGGATTGCCGGAAATGTAGATGTCCTGCGCACCGTAGCTGACAAGTTGAAGAAGACCACCACCCATATTGTTTGCTTAAGCACGAGAAAAATTATTTACAGGGTAGGGCGACGCACCAATATGGACTCTATTTAGAATCATGTATTGGTTAGTTAGTTTATGACCTCTTGCGATAACGACGGGTTCGGCGACCTCCATATAACTTAATATTTGTTCGTCGTAGAGATCTTCGTACATCCTGTATATCCGATGCTCCTTCATTGGATCCTGTAGAATAATTAACAGCAACATCATCTCCACCCTTACGAAGACGGCGAGTTCGTAGTTGTCGTCTGCGAAGAGTTCGTTTCATTATGTAGTATTTAGAATTTAAGCCTTGCTCAAGAGGTGTGCCCTCTTTGCACGGGCACGGAGGGTTGACTTCTTACCAGTGGTCTTGAGTCCGTGTCCCTTGAGAACACGCTTCAAAGCCTTAGCAGAAGGTCCCTTTCGGGTTCCTCGGCGTCCAGCAGATTGACCCATTGCGGGCATAGTAGAGTTTCCGGCAGGTGTTGTCTCAGGCATTTTGTTTAAAGCAGAGACAAACTTTCAGGATGAACGCGACAATTAAAAAATGGAGGCTATTGGTGTTGCAGCATTTCTTGGATTTGTAATTGTTGCAGGATGGTTTGGATATCTATGTAGAAGGGATGTTATTGCGCGTAAGATGGGAATGACAAAATCACCTTCTCGTGAAAGTTTGAATACAATGGTTCAACCTGATGATCCTACTCCAATATCATCTTAGGTGTGATATGCATTGCTTCCAACTCTTGCATCCACAACTTCATCGCATACGGGATGGTCTTCATGATAAAGTCCGTCTTGTTTCCACAGACACCGCACGCATAGATTCCTTCCACTGGATTCACAACTGCCAGTGTTCCACATGATTTACAAAGACCTGTATTGAACGGGTCGGAAACATCCATCAGACGCTCCTTGGTAAATACCGAGATGCCGTGTGATAACATACAATCTCGTTCCATCTCACCTACACGCAATCCTCCATCACGTGATCTACCTTCACAAGGTTGTCGGGTCAGCGATACAATAGGTCCTCGTGCACGAGAATGCTTCTTGTCAATGACCATGTGTTTGAGACGTTGATAGAAGGTAGGACCCATGAAGATCTCTGCTTGCATCATCTCACCTGTCTGACCATTATAGAGAATCTCATTTCCGTAAGGATGCATTCCTAAGTCGATCATGTGTTTCTTCAAGTCTTCCACTTTCAAGTGTGAATACGGTGTTCCATCTCCAAGTGTTCCTTTACGCACACCAATCTTACCGAAGATGTTCTCCATCAACTGAGCAATTGTCATACGAGAAGGAACTGCGTGAGGGTTCATAATGATGTCTGGACGAAGACCGCTTGCTGTGAACGGCATATCCTCTTCTTCCATCAGCATTCCAATGGTTCCCTTCTGTCCATGACGAGAAGAGACCTTATCACCAATTTGTGGAATACGCTCAGATACGGTACGCACTTTGATGAACGGATATCCATCTGAATTCTTGTCCTGCCACACTCCATCAATGCGACACGGTTCTGAGTTCTTATGTGTCGTAGAAGCGTCTCGAAAGGCGTATCCTGCTGCATCATTTCGTAAGTTGACAACTTTACCGATGACTACATCATTCTCTTGAAGCACTGAGTTGATGATTGGAAGACCGGATTCAGAGATTGCTTCATACGATGTGTTTTTGTACTTGCGTGTGGCATGCTTTTGAGGTTTCATGAACTTCTCTTCACGACCGGATGTCACATTACGATGTTCTTCATCCTTGTACATTCCGTAATAGAGTCCACGGAAGAATCCACGTTCAACTGCAGACTTGTTCATAATGACTGAATCCTCTTGATTGTATCCACCGTAGCAAGCAATCGCTACAATTGCATTCATACCGAAAGGCATTTCGTGCATCTTAAGAATGTTCATAGGTCGTGTTTCTACGATCGGTCGTGCAATGGAACAGAGAACATAGGCGTTCTTGTCCAGACGTTTTGCAAAGTTGCCTGCGTAGATACACATTGCTTGCTTACCCATAGCAGACTGATAGGTATTACGAGGAGATTGATTATGATCTGACAATGGAATTGTTGATGCCATGTGACCTACAATCAAGGAAGGATGAATCTCGTAATGTGTATGAGAAGTAGTTAGTTCATCGCGTGTCATTGCGATACGAAGCGTCTCAGATTCAGAGGGGTCAATGTAGTCCACGCAGGACTGAACCCATTCATTCCAACTTGTTCGATCCTTAGGAGGTTCTGCTCCTTTTCGGAACACAGGGCGAACACATCGTCCTCCATCGGTTTCAATTGAAATGGTATTCATCATCGTATACCACGCAATGGATATGTGTGGATGTAATCGACGAGTTTGCTTTGCAAGTTTCAAGGATGAAACCACTTCATAGGGTGACTCAGTATATCCAACTAGTACTCCATTCACTGTAATGGAGGTCCCAGTATACACTCGTGGCGTTGAAATCCAAGTCAATCGTGCGTCATCTTGTAGAAAGTGTAACACTGTGCTTGAAGGAACATGTTGAGAAATTGAAGTTAGCAAACTCATGTTCTTGACAATACCCACTGAATGACCTTCTGGAGTTTCCACTGGACACATGAATCCCCAAGATGTGCCGTGGAGTTTACGAGGTGCCAATAACTTACCTGATTTTTCAACAGGAGTTTGAATACGTCTCAAGTGACTGATGGTTGCCGCATAGGACATACGACCTAAGACTTGAGAGACACCTACTTTGGATGCATTGGACATCGAGGATACAGTGCCTAACCCTTGTACCGCAAAGTTACCTGTTGCTAACGCTTGTTTGAGTTTACCCTCAATCGCTGAGAGTTTGAGAATCTTGTAGAGGTTGTTGGTATTCAAGATCTCCATTGGACGAGGCGCTTCACCTCGTTTCCATGTATCGTTGTTCACTTCTTGTACAAACTCATTGCGAGTATCATTACAGACTTTTTGAAACAATTGACGGAACAGATGAGTCAACAAGGATCCAGTGGTGACAACACGTTTATTTGGATACGAATCTCGGTCATCCAAAGGAATCTGTTTACAGTAAGTCAGCAACAATCGCTGAATCATAGAACCAATGAGCATGGTTTTACGCGCATTGTGAATCGGTGTCGTTGTCAGTTCACCTGCGAATCGAACATGAGGTAAGAGTTCAGAGTTCAAGAGTTGACGAACATAGGCACACTTGTCTTCTTGATTGGTTCCATATTGCAAGTGGTTGGTCAAGTATGAAATCGCTTCTTGTTGAGTGAAGATTCCAAGTTCAGATGCGTCACGGAATGAAGCAGCCAATAACTCTACGTGTGGATCATCCAACGATCCCCAGATGATTTGAGTGATTTCTTTGTCAGTGAGAACACCAAGTGCACGGAAATACACAACTACTGGAATGTCTTCACGAAACCTTGGAACACACGCAGTCAGTGGATTACCGTATCCATTGAACTTAGAACTGATGCGAATCTCCAATTTCTTTGGAGGCAGAGTGAATGATTCGTGAAGTGACTTGATTTCAACCGAATACAAGTGCTTGGACGTTGACTTCTTGTTCTGGAAAATCATGATGCGATTGTCAGCAACTTTTTCTTGGCACAGAATTGTTCTTTCAGAACCGTGAATGATGAAGTATCCTAGAGGATCGTGTGCGCATTCACCGTATGCTTCCAGACTCAATGGATAATCTTTGAGCAAACATAGACTGGATCCAAGCATGACTGGAATCTTGCCTAGACTGATGCCCTCAAACACTCGTGATTCTTCATCGTAGGTATCCAACAATGGACCCTTGTAGGTTCGTGC